AAAACCATTACCAAAGATGAATTTGCAAATGATTTGCTAATTCATCTTTGGTAATGGTTTTGCCACTCCAATATGGATCAATATTACCCTCACTGTCAGTAAGGCCAGCATTTTCAAGCTCAGCGGGTTTGACGCCCTTATTGCGAAGCATATTAATTAAATCATCGGCTTTGCCTTTTGCCTGTGGCAATTGGTTGGCAACTTCTGCGCCATTACTGTAAAGACCAACGTCATTTAATTGACGCTCTGGCATTTCTTTGACAGTGTCAAGAGCCTTACGAATTGGCCCAGACCCAAGAACTGTTTCGCCCTCTTTGGCTTCCGCGCCGCCTGCTCCGCCGCCCATTGTGGTCAAAGCAAAGTTGGTTGCCCTCTTGATGCCCTCGTCAGACATTGGATCGACATTACCTGACATGACATCATGAGGAAGTGTGAAGGCATCAATTACTGATCCAAGAATGCCAGCGTGCGGATCAAAATGAATATTGCCTTCAGTGTCTTTTGATAATGGGAGAATTGAAGCTTGAGTGGAAGTATTATCGCTTGGCTGATCTTGATCAGTGGGAGGTCCACCATCTTGATAACCACCACGAGCCAAATGCAATGCTTTTTTAATTTCTTCATCAGAATTATCTGATTTACCGCCATTAGCCATTGGATTGCTGAGGTAAGGACTATCCGTTTTACCAGTGACAGGCGCTGTTGTTGTATTAGGAATTCCAACATTAACAGGGCTTGTCATTGCATTTGGTATTGATGGTGTTCTTGTAGTGGTTGGAGAAATAGATGCAGGCGGAGGAGCGCCTATTGTTGTCATGTCTTTTGTTGGCGCTGTGTTTGGTGACACATCCATTGTTTTTAATGCTGGATTGGCAGCTACACCTTCATCGACAGTGCCATCTGTGGCATATCCACCTCGAGCAAAATTACCAGTGCCGTAATTAATAAATGTACGATTCTGAATAGGCGGCAAATTAGTTGGACTACTTTGAAATGTGGGATTGGCCACGCCTTTTCTGATAGCACTAACAATAGCCATACCCTCATCAGCCATTTTGTGATTCGGGTTTAACTCTCCGTGACCCCACGCGGTCAGCTTTGGATATTGTTGTTTATAAACACCAAATAATTTTTGACCTGAAGCTATTTGCGCAGGCGTCACGTCATTATTATCTTTGGCAACAACCTCTGCGCCAATCGTATTCATATTTGATAAATTATTAATTGAACTCGGTAAAATGTGTGCGCCACGAGATCCATCAGGCAATGTGCGATAAATTGTACCATCCCTATCAATGACATACTGCACACCGAGATGTCGCGCATTTAATGTATCTAAAACGTCCTGAGCATTACGCCCGCCAGCAGAATGATGAAATACAAAGCCATCAACGCTGTTTAATGGTTTGCCAGCATTAGGATAGGTTGATTGATCGCTAATGTCTTTTATATTGCCAAGATTAGGCACATTAACATTCTGGACATTTGTTGGCGGTACAGGCGTACTTGTGCTGTTCGATGCAGGCGCAGGTGAAGCCGTTGACGCAGGTGTTTTTCCTAAAATTCGATCAATTAAAGATGGCGATTGGGATTGAGACGGCCGCTGAGTATAGAAAGGCGATGTGGCATTTGTATTGCCGCCATAAAGGTCTTGATACGCTTTATCAGCCTTAAAAAAGTCCGAGGAGCTGTCAGGATTGCCCCAATTAACTTTGTTATCTGTAACCACTGGCTGGCTATAATTGCCCTGTGAACCGCCTCCAGATGACACATAATCGGTTCCACCAAAGATCTTATCCATCAATGATGAATCACTAGGAACAGGCCCACCACCATCAAAATGCTTCCGTGCATTTTGTGCAATAATAAGCGCGTTTCTAATGTGTTTATTGCTCATTTGGATTTAATCCACGATTAATTAATCCACCAAAGTTTTCAGCAGGGTGAATCAACTGTTCTTTCATTAAATCAATAACTTGCGAGCGTTCTTTCGCTTGTCGGTCTAACTGGCGATTCTTGTCTTCCAGTAAAACTTCCTGATGATGAACGCCAAGTTGTTTTGCTTTGGTTTCGCTGTCGAGCAGGCGAGCTTTGGCTGCCATTTGCACGGCTCGGTCTTTGACATCTGGCTGGCCTGTGGCACCAATTTTGGCGGCAATTTCGGCTGCCCTTGCCTGATCGAGTTTTGCCTTTGATGCCGCAAGTGCGCCTTTCTGTTGCAACTCTTGCTGTTTCTGTTGGGCAATGACCATCTTCTCTTGCATCTCTGGTGGCATTTGGCCTTGAGCTGATGGCGGAGCCATAAACTGCTCAGGGTTAGCCCAACCAAGAGCCTGAAGAGCGGCGCGATCAATAGCAATTGGATCGTACATTGATGGGTTAGCGGCCTGAAGCTGCTTCAATGCGTAAATTTTCATTACTCGTTGAGTATGGCTCGACGTATTAGGATCGGCCTGCGGCTGCAAATCACAGTCTTCTAGAGCCTGCAAGAATGTCTGCTCGTCCCATTCCATTGTTGGCTTTTTATTACGCTGCCAGAAGCTCTCAGGATGCTCTTTAAAGCATTCAACCAACAACCTAAACTCTTCTGCCTGAGCTGAACAAAGGCGTTTGTGGACCGAATTCATGACCTTTGTGGCCTGCTCAATCATTGCCAATGTAGTGCCCACAGGAGCGTCTGCGCGGCCTTCACCGACTTGCTGCTCTGATGTGCCACCAATGCGCATACCTGTCGATGCAATGTCTTGCACGAGGTTCATGAGCGCCCCTGATGGCTCTTTATAGGGCAAAGGCATTATGGCGTCTTTAAGCGGAAGCCCATTTGTTTTAACAGGAAAACCACCACCCGGCGGCACACGAAAGATATTCGTGTTTTGACGAGCACCTGTCTCTGCCACGAGGAAGCCTGGGAAGTTGTTGTACATACCTGCGTCAAGTAGTTCTCTCCACGCAGCAGTAATCGCATTAGTGGTATTTCCAAGTATGTGAAGTAAGCCAAGATCGTAAAATCCAAGACCCGGCACAAAAGTATATTTAACAAAATTTTGCCGCGCCTCTGGTAACTCTTTAGTGTCCTCATTGTAATTTCTCACAATCGATAAAATTTCTTTAGTGCTTACATCGATAGTGACCCGATATGGAATCTCGAGGCCGCTTTCTTTGCCCTTATACTTATGCTCAAACCCTTTAAGGTTAAGCTCGCAATAGATCTCATAGATCTCGCGGTCGCTGTCTTCAGAAATATGAGTTTCAGTTTGCTCAAGTCCCTGCTGTTCTTTCTTCATCCTCTGAATAGCATCAAGGTCAGGCATTTTAGGACGCATAAGCTCGATGTCTCGGTATACGCCGAGAATCTGCAACCGCTTAATGGTCGATGCCTTCATCATAATGCGATGCGTAATGCGCCGCGCATTCCTAAGATCAGTGCTGGAATTGTTAACAATAAGATCATCCGCATCAACGCTCTCGCACACAGGCCGATTGCGAAGCGGGCAATAAAATATTTTTTTAAAGCTTGTGCCGCCAAAGCCAAGCATGAACAACATTCGATCAGTGTCAGGGTAATATTCAGATGCCACACTTGTCAGATAGTGGTTTAAATCGTTCTCAAGGGCATCAGCAAGGCGATCCTCTTGAAGATTGGCATTGTTATCGTCATTGCGGATCTTCACTGGCCCATCGGTCGGCAAAAGCTCTGAACGCGCATTGGCCTGAAACCTTAGTACTGCCTCTAACAATAATGGGTGTCGAACTTTTGACATACCTTCAACAGGTGCGCCGTCAGTAGCGCCCTCGAGGGTAGGCAATTCAACCTTAATGCCAAGGAGCTTAATACCTTCAGCGCGCTGATTAACCCACTCTTCGCGGCTATCCATATCGCGCTTAACTGCCTGAAGCAGGTCTTCTGCAATGGCTGAAAGCTCTTGTGTTTCGATCTCATCGACGAGGTTATCAAACCATTTAAGACCATCGCGCTGTGGCGTATCACCTAATGATCGGCCATCGAGTGATATTGTAATGCTTCCATCGTCGTGTTCAATTTTGAGGATATTGCCTTTTTCATCAATCTCAGGGACATCGCCGCCAGTTGCTTCTTCAATGATGACTTCGGCTGGCTCCATTTGATCAGCCATATTCAGCGGTTGCTGATCTAAACGAACATTGTTCGGCACTAGCCCCTGTGAAACAGGCATGATTTACCTCAACTTAATTCCTGAGCGTCCAAAGCTTCCATTTCTTCTACAAAGCGTCTGATGCCCTCTTGTGCTGCATTATTATCAGACTTTGCGTCGATGGTATAGAGACGGCGATAGTCAAAAGGTTCTTCCCCCCAAACCTCAACCATAAATTGTTTAAGGCCATTTTTGATGTTTGTTACATTCATTTCATCAACAATGGCACTGCATAATATGCGTTTCATTTTCGCCTCAAAATAATTGTCCCGTTTGCCATCGTTAGGCTATCCAAAGTTAACGACGACTGACCTACTGAGCAAGAAGGTTCTAACTTGTATCCCGCCACGGAAGCACACAGCGGTAATTGTGTTTATATCAGGCTTTTCCGCGAATGCGAGTATAATGAAGTTTTAAATCAGCTAATTC